GCTCAGCTTCTACCAACACAGGTGATCGCTCAGCTTCTACCAACACAGGTGATTGCTCAGCTTCTACCAACACAGGTTATCGCTCAGCTTCTACCAACACAGGTGATCGCTCAGCTTCTACCAACACAGGTGATTACTCAGCTTCTACCAACACAGGTGATTACTCAGCTTCTACCAACACAGGTTATCAAGGAAAGTCATCTGTAGACAAAGATACATCCATAGCTATTTCTACAGGCAGAGAAGGAGTGGCAAAAGGCAAGATTGGTTCTTGGATTGTTTTAGTAGAAAGAGATGAAGAGTGGAATATTATAGGCGTTAAATCAGTGATGATAGACGGCAAAAAGTTAAAAGAGAATACTTGGTATAAATTAGAAAACAAAAAATTTGTTGAAGCAAATGACAATTAAACTACCCACAATCATCATAGAAAAAGATAAGTACCACACATATTTATTCGCTTTCTGGGTAAGTAAGAGAGAGATATTTTTGAGAATTAGTAAATTAATTGTAAGAATAATATGAACAAACTAATCTACTTTATCTTTGCAATTACTGTCATCGCTACAATTACTTACTTTATAGGGTTTGTACCAAGATACTTAAACGAGTTTAGAGAAGCTAATTTATATAATCAAACCTATGACCAAAACCATAATTAAAATCTGGCAAGTAGAAGTAAACGAACCATCTAAAGCTCTTTGCAAACAGGCAGTATTAGATTATGCAAACAAGTACCCACCTGATGAGGTGATTATAGATGATGGAGAAACTAAAAGAGGGTTAGAGTTTGGTAAGTTTATTAGCGGTATTTATAAATCATTGGAGGGAGTGAAATGAAAGTAAAATTAAATACAATTTATAAAAGTGGTGATGGTCAATATTTTAAGTGTATAGATAAAGATGGAGAATTATGTTTGCAAAATCCAAGTTACCCATTTGTGTTTTTGCCAAAAGTTTTAGAACCATTAGAAGAAATAGGAGATGTTGAAAAATATGAACATTTGATTGAAAAAGTTGATAATCAGTTTTTTGAGGGAGATACATTAACTGTTGAAGTTACTGAAAATGGACTAGAAGTTAAGGAATAAATCATGAACCAAAACAAGCAAGATATAGAACAGAGTTTAAAAAGTCTTGAAAAAGTAACAACAGAACTTGCTAATAATTTAGAAATAGCTCATGGAGTTAGAACCTGCAAAGTCTGTGGTCATACACCAGAGGTAATGTATAAAGAGGTTGAGAAGTTAGTTCTTAAAGCAAGACAAGAGGCTGTTGAGGAGAAAGATAAGCATGTTTGTAGATTGGGTGATTCATCAAGGTTTTTTTGGTCATCAAAAGATATGCCAACAATAGTGAAAAAAATAAACGAAATTATTGATTTTATAAATAATGAATAACTACGGGCGTAAAAATATCAGCGAGGAAACTATAGCCATAGCAATTAAAATGGTATTGGATGGTTATTCGCACTCACTTGTTGCAGAAAAGGCAGGTGTTAGCAAGGGATTAATTGGCAAGTGGATGAAAAAAGCTGGAGTAGAGCAACCTAAAGAAACAAAAATAACGAAACCAAGAAACAAAGAGTCAATATTTGTGCAAGATTGGGACAAGGTTAAAAACTATCTTGAAGCACTCTCATCAAAGAAGGAGGAGAAATGAAAATAATAATGTGGGCTGTTTATAATTCAGAAAAGTCAAAAACGCCAAGAGCTATTTTTCCAAGAGAGGATGAAGCTGACTCATATCATCATGGTATGCATTGGGGGATTACCAAAAGAGTTGAGCTTGACTGTATTCAAAATGAGTTAGTAATTTCACTAAGGATGCATGAGTATAGATATATTGAAAGAATGGAAAAAGGAGCTAAGGAATCTAACTATTAACTAACAAGGAGATAAACAAATATGAAAAACAAAAACCTCAGGTATAAGCTGAGGTTTAAAGGAGGGTTAACCGAGGTTAACACCCACCGCCACTTGATTTAATAAAACCAAGAAAAAATAATTATAACATAGTTTATTATAAATACAAAAGGAGAAGTATGATTCAATCAAAAATTAAATATCCAAAAAGCAATAAGGCTTGGGATTACAAAACCAATCTCAGTAAATGGTTATCTAAAGACATCGAGTTTGACAAGATAATAAAAGCTGAATTTACAGATGCAATGGTTTTAGGAGTAGTAGAATTTGATAAAGATAATTGTATTTATGTGTTAGTACCAGAGGAGATCTTCAAAGGAGATAAACAAATATGAAAGATAAAACAATAAGTGAAGCTGAACTAATGGTAGATAAAATCTACAACTTAATGGAGGATGAATGGAATCCGCTAGACGGGTCTCATAAAGCTGGACTAATTAGTGATTCAAATATGGATATGGCTATTAAGATAGCTGAACTACTCAAAGCAGGTCAAGCACAAGCACTAGACTGGGTTGAGAAAGAAGTTGAACAAATGGATAGTTGTTATGTCTTAAATGGGAGCATAACAAAACATAAGGCTGGACACTTAATTGATAAAGATGACTTACTTTCAGAACTAATTAAACAACACTCTAAAAACAACCAATAACTATAAAGTAGTAACTAACAACTATATAAATACTATAAAGTACTATGAACATACTAAAACTACTCAAAAAATACTTCACTATTAAAGAAATATATCGTTGTCCTTATTGTGATTTTAAGACTGATAGTAAACGAGGACTAGCGATACATAAGGGGAAGAAGCATATATTAAAAGCGTGTAGGAGGAAAATGAGATGAAAAAAATACTAATCTTGATTATCCTAGTAGGGCTTATTTCTTTACTAATACCTAGTTCTGGTGAGGTCAAAACAGGCTCAATAGAACCTATAATCACACCAATCGAACAGCAAAAAGCCGAAATTGAGGAGCTAATAAACAACTACAGGTTAGAAAATGGCAAATCTACTCTTAGAAAAGATAGTTATTTATGTGAACTAGCCACTTTTAGATTAAATGAAATAAAAACAGATTGGTCTCACGATGGATTTCATAAAATGAAAAAAGACAAATATTCATCTTTTGGTGAGAATCTAGCCAAAAACTGGACTACTGATAAGGAAGTTATGAAAGCTTGGATAGATTCTCAAACTCATAATGATATCTTACTTGGTCATTGGACTAATTTTTGTGTAGCAGAGGAAGAAGGTTATTATGTGTTGATAACTAGTAGATAAGTATGTCAACTAAGATAATTGATATTAAGCCAGAGCCTAAACCTAGAATGACTAGGAGCGACAAATGGAAAGAGCGACCAGCTGTTATGCGCTATAGAGCTTTTTGTGATGAACTAAGACTTAAGCTTGGCAGCTGGGAGCTTCCGGCTCAGTTGGAAATAGAGTTTCATATCCCTGTTTTTAAGTCTTGGAGTGAGAAAAAAGTAAAAGAGATGCTTGGCAAACCTCATCAGCAGACACCGGATATAGATAATTATCTTAAAGCGGTGCTGGATGCTTTATGTAATGACGATTCATATATTTATGATCTTAGGGGATCTAAATACTGGTGTGCAATTGGTAAAGAAAAAATAATAATTAGACACTACGACAATGGATATAAACCTTCCCACAAAAGAAGTTATAAATGAATATTTAAAGGTAAATTCTAGAAATTTACTTAATGTTTTAAAGGTTCTTGATTTAACGAAAGAGGATGATTATAAGCTGGCCTCTAGTCTAATTATTAGACTAATTAGAAAAGTGATGATGGATAGTAACAATTTTATTTTTCTAGATACTTTAAACTGTCATGTTGAAAATGAAAGAGAGTTTGCCATGCAACTTGGTTGGAATGAGGCAATAGAAGAGTTTGAGATTTTAAAAGAAAAATTAGAGTCTTTGCTAGATGACAAAGAAAACTAAGAGTAGAAAGAAAAGAATTTTGTCTCCTGGTTTAGAAGAAGGAATAACTAGTATTTGTAAAGATAAGCTAGGAATTGTTTGGGTAGTTAATCCTAAACATTTGGCTAGAGATAAAGTTATCTCTACGCTTCGTAAGAATAATTATACTTTTAAACTTATTGCATATTTATTAGATCTTGGATCAGCTTCAGTTTTTCGTATTTACTGGAATCATTATGAAAGAGTAAGAAAAATAGAAGAAGCTACTTGTGACATTTGTGGTAAATATGATCCTAAAGATGTTGGCTGGAAAGATGGACTTTATAATATTTGTTCAGAGTGTTATGCAAATATCCAGGAAATAAAAAAGATTAATAATACAAATAGATATAGAGTAATAAAAGCGGAAGTATGGGATCTTTTGGAAGACCATGGTTATTCTAAAAATGAGAAGGAAAAATTAATCTATGAAAAAGGTTGGCATTATAAGACTCCTGTGAGTGAAATTAGAAAATATTTAAACGAAGAACTAAAAACACTAGTTAACAAGGAAAAATAATAATATAATGAGGATGCACCCTCAGTTTTTAAGATTTTTTTCTGGGGGTGCTTTATTTTTTTAATATCCTAAATTTTTTACCCCCCCAAAGCTTAGCTTAACTCTTTGTAACTTTTAAAGTAAAAATATATTCACCCTCAGTCTGGCTCTATCTCTAGTGGGTGCGAGTAAAAACCGACTTAGTTTCTGAAAATTAGAAGGGGGGGGTTGTTGCCTATGATCAGGCGCGCGAGTAAAAACCGACTTAGTCTTTGAAACTTTACCGATTTTTTATATAGACAAAAGAAAACCCGAACCTAGTTTCGGCTCGGGTATCTTTCTATTATTCTGGGTGCTGTTTGCTTTTAATCCGTTGCTTGAGCCTGTTATCTGCCCAATCTAGCAACCATCTAAGCAGTAACCCTGCAATGATCCAATCCATATATAAAACTCCTTTTTTTAGCTTCTAATTAGCTTTGATCTGTTGCTTGTTGATATAGTTTCTCATTGCCTCGGCCTCTTTGACAGTAACTAACCGGCGCAGATATTCCCCGTATTTATCCCCGGCTCTGCTAATTTTAGCTAACATTTTTATATAGGTGCTAGTCAATGTTTTATCTGACATGTACGCGTCATTTTTCATAATCGTATTTTATTATATTATTATACTTTTAACTTGTTAAGGTGCCTATAAGCTAGTAACTGCTTATAATAGGCCGGTCAAATTGTGTTTAACCGGCCTATATAATCAGTTGTTTTTTTCTGGCACACCCGCCCACTCTAACAGTAACACGTCGCCAGACTCTATATATTCAGCCAATGATTGCAACTCTGCAAGCTCTAGATAGCTTATTCTCTCGGCTTCAATCTCACCCCTAAGATATTCAAGTCTGTTTTTTATTTTTTTATTTGTCATTTTGTTTATTTTCTACTACTAATTAGTAACTTGATATTATCTTCTGATACAGGATATATCTCTGTAATATCAAAATTTGCTCTGTCATAATCATATTCAGTTTCAATATACTTTTTAGCTAGTTCTTCTTTCTCTTGATATGTTAGATCTATATTGCCAATAACTACATCTGACTGTGTAGAAACACCGTTATTAAAGCAGAATATATATAGCGTTTTCATAATTAAGCCTTTTTTATCATTCTTAATAATGTTTCACCATCGGTGGTGATATTGTGTATCTTAAAATTACCATCTTTTTGCTTGTTTTCTAGTTGGTACTCGTTGGCAATTCTGGTTATTTGTCCCTTGTATATGCCGTCAGTGTAAACTACATATACTCGTTTGTTATCGACTAACGCCTTTTTGATTGTGTTTATCATTTTTAATCTTCCACTGTTTAATTATTAAACACTCAGCAATTCCCCAATCTTTTTTTCTCCTAGCCTGTCTTCTTCTGGTTGCTTTTTGTCTATCTCTAGCAACATCTCAAGCAAATCATATTCTTGCTGTTCGCTACCTGTGAAAAACTTACGATCTACAATCTTCCAATCTTCTATCATATAAATTCCATTATCATAATTATCACAATCTAGGTTTTTAGTTTGATCTATACCAATAGAGTTTTCACCACCCATAAAGTTTGCTATAACTTGGCACAATCTAGCCCAGCCATAATTGTCTCTCTCAGGTTTTTTAAAGCCTCTGAACTCACAATATCTCAAGAATGGCTCTATACTATCCCTTCCACCGTTCCAATGCAGATAAATGCCTAGTTTTTCGCCTGTTTCTGGCTCTTTGTTATCTGCTGTTGTAATTACTGCTCTGTTTCCCATAGTTTTGTTTCCTTTATATTAAATTGATATTTATTAAAATCTCTGCTCTTTTTGTGTCATATCCGTCATCTGCATAATAGTGATAAAGTTCAACACCTGCTTTGTTTATCAGTTCATAAACTTTTTTCTCTGCTTCTCTTTGTTGATCTAAGCAACCTTGACAAATTCCATAACCTCTTGTTTTTTTTAGCCACTCACAATCACATTTTTCTGGTTTTGGATAGTCAAAACTTAATTCAACCCAACCATAGGCTGTACCCCTTCCGTTTACACATCTCAGGTTTTGGAAATGTCCTTTTAGTGCTTTTTTGACTTGTTGTGCTTTTGTCATTTTTTTATTCTTTCTTGCCCTCTTGATCTAATTTTTAATCGCTCTAATTCTATGATCAGCTCTGCTCGTCTGATCTCTTCTAACTCTTCCCGGTAATTCTCCGGGTTAATCATCCAGGTTGTTATATCCGCCTCCTGTTTGCGTGTTGGTTGGTATGTGTTCATGTTTACCGCCTCCTAACGGTTGCATGTTATTGTATATAGCTTATATAAACTAACACTAGACAATAGTACATATGTGCTATATTCTAGTTAACAGTTAACTGTTAACAGTTAACTAGATAATAGAACATTGGTTATAGTTCATAGTTCATAGCAAAAGAATAAGTATAGTTACTATTTACTAGTAACTAGTAACTAGTAACTTGTTACTTTTAACTTTGTAACTAGTAACTAGTAACTTGTTACTTTTAACTAGTTACTTGTAACTGTTTGTTGTTGTTGTGAATGTGCTTTGATCGACTATTTAAGAGTGTACTACAAACTTGCAAGCTTGTAAACTAGATCTTTCCCTATCATAATTGTTAAACATTAGTTTTAACTTTTACCTTGAGTATGGGAGCTTGTAGCTTGTTGCGATGGTATTTGACTCGGGGAATGGGTAGTTTAAGGCTCTGAAAACGTCTATAACCGGTTGCTTTTTCACTTTTGATACAGTTTGATACTGTTTACTCTTCACTTTAGCACTATACCCAAGTATATAGCCACTAGTTGATAGTAAATAGACTATATCCCTTGTTAACTTGGAGCTTGTTACTTGAGGCGTGTCGCATAATAAATATTGTACGACATAGACTTGTACCTCGAGACGATACACTTTGATACAGTATGACCCCCCCACCCCCCAAGACCGGGGTACCAGGCGTTACCGCTACCCCCCACCCCTTACAAAACTGCAACAATTTTCTGAAACACATCTAGTCTCTAGTTGCTAGTCACAGGGTAAAGGGTATTAGTCTCTAGTTGCTAGTCACAGGGTAAAGGGTATTAGTCTCTAGTTGCCAGTCACAGGGTAAAGGGTATTAGCCTCCAGTTGCCAGTCACTAGTTGCCAGTCACCAGTCACCAGATACAGACACTTAGCTTATCCTATACACTTGCAATCTCACGTTAATCTAGTTATACTGATGTGATATGAAAGGTATGAATGGATATGTAATTAGAAAATGTCCTATTTGTGGGGCAGATTATTATGCTCATGATTCACAAAAGATATGTGATGAATGTGAGAAAGTTCGATTATGGGAGAAGAGAAAAAAAAGATTAAACGACCCAAAGAATCCAGACCGTCCCCTCCCAGTAAAAAAGAGGGAGTTAAACATACTTGGGACCGTAAGAAATCTGGGGACTGGTACGATAAAGAAATAAAGAAGCCAGAGCGATATACTCTAAAACAGAGAATGTTCGTTCATGAGTATCTTCGTACTGGTAATGCTTCTGAGGCCTACCGGATTGCTTATGATGGGAATCCTAAGTATGCTTCTAACTCGGCACATTTATTGATTCACCAACCTAAAATTGCTAAGGCTATTAATGCTGCACTAGATGCAGCTGATTTTACTGATGATTTTGCTGCGGAAACGCTCAAGAAGGTAGTTGAAGCTGGAAGTAACAATGCCGAAAAGGCTACTCCTGCTAATGCGATTTCAGGTATCCGGCTCTTTGCTGAAATGAAGGGCTACATGGATAAAAAGAAGGAAGATCCCAAAGATGATTTAATTAAAGGGTTTCAACAAAAAACTATTCAACAATTAAAAGAAGAAATTAAAAAATTAAACAATAGAGAAAATGAGCTTTTGAAAGTTCTTAGAGGCTCTTTTGTTGAAGGGGAGGTAGAAGATGAAAACTGAGTTTTTAGGAATCACCGATTTTAATCAAAATATTTGTAAGCATATTAGAAATGTTAAAGATGAGGATACTCTTTATTATCTTACCTGGAGAAATAAACCTGTAGCTGTACTCATGGATAATGATGCTTTTAACATGATGGCTCAGGCCATAGAAGCAGCTGCTAAAAAAAAGGCTAAATAATGGGATTTGATAAATTTATTAAACAACAAGTTAAAAGTAAAAAGAAACCTCATACAGTTTTAGAGGAAGAGGAGTTAAAGAAAAAACAGAAAGGTGAAGCTCAAGATTATTTAACAGCAGTAGGATCAGAAAGCGAGGATACTGGAGCAAAATGGACGATTGAAGCTCAAAAAGAAGTTGACAAAGAAGAAGAGTTGGAAGATCAAAAGGCTCAAGATGATCTAGAAAAGTCAAAGCATAGAAGTAAAAAGGACTATTTAATTCAAGCTAGCTTAAAATTAGCTGAGTTAGCTGATACAATTGACTGGCCAAAAGGTTATCGTTACAGGTTAGGATATGATGGGTTAGATAAAATAAGTTTAATGTTTCATGATAAAAATAATAATGTTTATGCCAGAGGTATTAAGTTAACAGGAACCGTTTTTTATGATGTTAATGCCCTACATATTTTAGTAACTCAGGCTGAAAATACAGTCGATCAACTAGAGGGTCAATTAGCATCCCAGAAGGATATTGTTAACAGTTCTGTCTGGAAAAAAGGTGGAATCTTAAAAAGTTATCTAGATGACAAAAATAGCCCAAGCTAAATATGAACTAGCTGAAATTGCTGCCAAGAAGCAAGAAGCGATTAAAGATTTAGAAGCTCAGACTTATCTAAGCAATCTTTATCTTTTTAATACCCAGGTTCTAGGGGTAGAAGAAAGTAGTGAGGATAAAGAGTCTGGAATCAAGGAACTAGCCACTATTCACAAGCAACTTTGTAACTTTGTTCAATACTCCAGGAAACAGTATCTACTCATTGAGATGCCAAGAGGCCATCTTAAATCTACCCTAGTTACTGTTGGCTACAGTCTCCAGCGAATTTTAAAAGATGTTAATACTCGTATTCTAATTGCCAACGCTACCGCTCCTATGGCTCAAGCTTTCTTGGGTCAAATTAAAAATCACTTAGAGAGAAACAAAACAATCCATAAATACTGGGAGGATCTTTCACAAAAGACTGATAAATGGAGAGATGATCTAGTTACTTTTAGAAACTCCAAAGCATACAAAGCTAAAGAGGCAAACTTAATTGCTTACGGTCTTGGGGGTTCTCTAGTTTCTCAGCACTATGATGTTATTATTTTAGATGATCCACACAATAGAGAAAACACTGGTACTAAGGATAGAATTGATAAGGTCAAACTCCAGTACAAAGACTTACTCGACCTACTAGAGCCGGGAGGTAAGTTCATCGTGATTGGTACTCGCTGGCATGATGATGATCTTTATGGGGATTTAGAGGACCCGGAGGGTCCCAATTCCGGTCAGTTTGAGATCTTCAAAGCTAGGGCAATTGAAGATGGGGTGATCGAAAAACAAGAGGGTGGATCTTATCAAATTACACAAGGGAATATTCTCTGGCCTGAGAAATATTCTAAAGATATACTCAACAATCTCCTTGAGCAGAAGGGGATTTACGAATTTAGCTGTCAGTATCAAAATCAGCCAGTCGATAGAGAAAATGCTGTTTTCAAACGTTCCTGGTTTAAATATTATGAGAAGACTGATCTAAGAAACAGGTTGATGAACACCTTTACAGCTATAGATCCAGCTATTTCACTTAAAGAAAGAGCTGATTATACAGTTATTATTACCATTGGTGTTGATATATTTAAAAATATTTACGTTTTAGAGATTAAAAGAGACAGATATACTGAGTATCAAATGGTTGAAGAGGTAATGGACACATATAGAACCTATAAACCTAAAGATATTGTTATGGAAACAGTCGCTTTTCAAAAGACTCTGCAAAATTACCTAGTAGATATAAGTAAAAAAAGAAAATCGTATTTACCAATCAGGGAAATTATGCCCGAGGGCGGTGAATCCAAGGAAAAACGAATTAGGAGTTTGCAGCCTTACTATATGCGTGGTAGTATATTTCATGAGAGTAATCTTAAAAATATAGATTATCTAGAAGATGAGCTTTTAAGGTTCCCTCGTGGTAAACACGATGACACCGTAGATGCTCTAGCTTATGCTGTTAGCTGCGCTAGAGAACCTAGACAAAATTCAGCAGATGAAGATGGTAGAAAAAAGTCTAGTTATTTGTATTAAAATAAGCCTATGAGCAAAAATTCACCCGGTATCAGAGCGCGTTATAATCCAGGAGATGATGAGAAAGAGGTTTTAGGATATATTTACAAAAGAAGAACCCAGATGAACGATGCTCGTTCCCCCTGGGAAAAGATCTGGGACAAAGCTGATAAACAGTATGAAATGTATCGAGAGCCTAGAGATGATTGGAAGTCAAATATTACAGTCCCCACGACTACCGCCATTGTTGAATCGCAACTAGCTGAGGTCATTGATCAGCAAATTCGTCCTAGGTATTTTCCACGAGGTAATAGAGATAGAGCTAGAGCTAAAATATTTAACTTAGTTAGTGATTTTGCCTGGGATATGGGTCGTACTGACGTTGAAATGTTTAAAGGAGTTAAAGATGCTCTAATTAGAGGTACCGGCATCATTCAAGATTACTACAGGAAAGAAGATCGGTTAGTTCAGGACATTGTCAAGATTAATGATAAAGGTGAGGCTGATTATGAAGAAAGAGTAATGAGTGATTATGATGATCTTTTTGCAGAAGTAGTAAAATTAGAAGACTTCTGGGTTGATGAGGCAGCCAGGGGCTTTTTTGGTAGTTATCCAGCTAGAGACTGTATTAGAAGATACATCTGGCATATTGATGATTTTAAGAAATTCTTTAAGGGCAATAAACTTTGGGACCCATATAACAATGCCCAATATGTAGAATCAAAAGCTGGGGGTGGTGATTTAAATTACTACGAATTTTACGAGCCTCCTAAGCGTTTAAATAAAGAAGATGAAGTAGAAATTCTCTGGTACTGGGCAAAAGTGCCAATTCCAACAAGAGAAAAATATTCAGATAGTTTGGTCATTGTAGCTAACGATGTTTTAATTTATAAAGGACCAAATCCATATCATCATAAGCAGTTACCTTTTGCCAGAATCGTTGACATAATGAACTCTCATCAGTTTTATGGTAAAGGTGAATCTAAACTTTTAGAGTCAATTCATGAAGAGCAACAAACTTTAAGGCGTATGGTTCTAGATAGAAATCACCTAGATATTGATAAAGGCTTTTTAGTTTCCAACAGAGAAACCGACTTAATGGAGGATGACATGATTGCCAGACCTCACATGATGATCCCTGTTGAAGATCCTGGAAATGTAGTTTCTCTTGAGTATGGGGATATTCCTCAAACTGTTTACTGGTCGCTTGGGAAACTAGATGAAGATGCTACCAGAGTTACTGGTTATTCTGATAATATGCAGGGGGCAAGAACTCCCGGTACTGCAACTGAGGCAGCTATTCAAAAAGAGGCAACTTTAAAACGTCTCAAGGGTAAAATCTGGCTTTTGAAAAATTTAACTACCTATAGAATGGGACAACTTAGAGAATCTAATATTAGACAGTTTTATACTCAACCTAAAGTAACTCAAATTGTTGGGGATATGTCTGATCCTGGCTATCAACAAGAAATTAGAGAGGCATTTAAACTTAACAGACTTAAGATGGTCGATGGAACTCCATATAAAGAGGAGTATAGAAGGATTAGGCTTGAAGATCAAAAGTTAGTAATAGGTGAAAATGATGTTGAGGTTAAAAAAGATCGAGGCACTCACTTTTTTGAAGCAACTCCAGAGATGCTCACTCCTTATCATGGCTTTTTTGATGTGGCACTTGTGGCCAGTCCAGAGATACCAATCTCCAAGCCTCTACAACAAGAGCGAATGAGTATGCTCTATGATAGAGTTATCCAAATAGCTAGTAGCACCGGTGCTTATGATCTAGTTAAGACCACCGACATGTTACTTGATCTTCACGATGTTAATCCTTCTGATCTAAAACCTGATAAATCGGTAGAAGAAAAGTTTGAAGAGGGTAGAGTTGGCAAGTCAATTCAACTAGCTACAGTTGAAAATCAGATGATGGTCGAAGGTCAAGAGTTGCCACCAACTCCATTTGCTCCAAGTCAACATACTGAGGTACACATTGCCTCTATTAATAGTCCAGAGATCATGGAACTTGAGTCAAATAGCCCAATTTTAGCTAATTTAACCAAACATATTATGGGTGAAATTCAGCAACAAGAGCAAAGAAAATCACAAATGGCTCAAGAACAAGGTCCTGGTATGCAATATAAACCTCCTTCTGGTCCTTCTGCTATAAGTCAGGGTGGTTCGTCCCAGGTTACTGGGGATCAGGCTTTACCCCAAAGAGGACAAACTCAACAAATAGCAAATAATTTAGGAGGAGTTTTCAATGCTGGATAAAAAAACAACTCAGTTAGCCTTGCAAGATCTACAAGCTTTAGCTGAATTATCTAAAACTAAGTATTGGGAGGTTCTCAGTAGGGTTTTAGACAATAGAAGGGAGAGAGATAAAAACTCTATTATCTATCTGCCTGAACAAAAACCAATAGAACTAGCTACTAAGAAGTCTTTTTATCGAGGTAGAATTAGTGCGGTTAAGTTAATTATGGATGAAGTAAATGATGCTGGTAAAAATTTAGACATTTTAACCGAGAAAGGGGAAAAAGAAAGATGAATCTAAAAGAAATATTTGCCAAATTATTTAGTACACTTAAATCTTCTGGTCAAGATGATTTAGTTTCTCCACTTCCTACTGATGGTAGTGAGGCTGTAACTTTTGGCAAGAAAGAAGACAAATATGAAGGAGCCAATGTTCATCCGGACGATGCTTTTATTTTTAAAGGTGAAAAATACGCTGCTGGACCTAAAACAGAAGAGTTCAGACAACCACCAGCCGAAGTTGCAGAAATTTTAAAAGACTATTTCCCTGATGAAGCTACCCAGTCAGCGGTAGTTGCCATGAGTGAGTCCGGCTATAACCCGGATGCAGTTGGCACAAATGCAAATAAGAGTATTGATACTGGTCTTTTTCAGATTAATTCCAATACTTTTAAAGATTTTATGGATAGAGCTAATCGTTATGGAATTAATCGTGGTAAGTTAGAGGAATATGGTATTAGTGACTATTCTCAAATGAAAAATCCAATTTTTAACGCAGCAATGGCCAAAATTATCAAAGATGAACAGGGTTGGGGAGCATGGTATGGACCCAAAGACAAAGGCTATAACTTAGATCAAGGTGATCTGGCAAACTACATCAAAATGTAACAAAGTTGACTTTGCTTATTTTCTCTAGTACGATACTTATAATAAAAATTATCTCTTAGGATAACCTAATAAAGGTCCTTTGAAAGGCTATTATGCCAGAAATAAATGATGCTGATCCCAAAAAAGAGGACAATCAGCCAGAAATTAAAAAACAAGACGATGCTCCTTCTCAAAAAGAAGATAAGGCTCAAGAATCATGGTGGGACAACCTGAGTGAAGACCAAAAGCAGGAAGTTGAGAAGACTGCCTCTCAAAGAGGTTTCAAGTCTGTTAAAGATTTTTGGCAATCTTACCGGGAAGCTGAGAAGAAAATCAGCAATCAAGGAGAAACCTTGGGTAAAGCTAAAAGATTTGAGGAAACTGTAGTTCCTATTTTAAGGGTCATACAGCAAAACCCAGAACTTTTAAAGCAAGTCCAAGATCAACTGAAAGGAAATACAACCATGAGTCAGCAACAAACTAGTAATACTCAGCAGACGAATCAGCCTACTGATAATGATGTGAGATCAACCACCGAGTCATTAATCGTTTCCAAATTTGAAACCGCACATGGAATCGACAAACTCGATGAGGAATCACGAAAAGAAGTGCGACAAATTATCGGGAAAAATATGGCAAGATTTGTTGACCCTCAATCTGGCTTAAATCTTTCTAAGCTTGAAAGCCATTTAGAGGATGCTTTAATATTAGCTAAAGATAGGGATGACAAACTTAAGAACATGTTGGGAGCGATCTCGAAACAAGATGAACATGGCAAGCTACCTTCACAATCAAGCTCTAATAGCGATGATGAGGGTAAAGTTGAGCTAACAGAAGCTCAGAAAAAGGCTGCCGCTGGTCTTCTTGGGGGAGATTTAGAAAAATATACCCAAGGTGTTAAAAAAGTTGAGAAGACCTATAAATAATAATTAAATAAATAGGAGGACGAAATGGGCTTCAAATTTTATAAGCACCTACTTGGTGCAGATAACCCAGTAACAGTCCATCAACTTATCGGAAACAGCAAAACTGTTGCTGTTGGAGATATGGTAAATACTTCTACTGGTTATGTCCAAAGAGCGACTGCAGGCAGTTTAGTGCATGGAGTTTGCGTTGGCATAGTCAATAAAGATGGTATTGACCTGAAAAATGCTTCAACCGATACCTATGATGGAACCTATGACGATGATGCTCAGAGCTATGTCTCTACGAGCGACAACGTCACAGATAAACTGGTCAAAGCTATAGTTGTATCTGATCCTTTTGTTATCTGGGAAGGCGCAGCTGATGAAGCTGTTGGCGTTACCGATAGATTTCAGTTTCTTGATCTAGTCGACCACGATACGGTTGACGGTGATAGTAATACTGAGAGTAAAGGTCAAGTACAGTTGTGGGATTTTGATCCTAACGACACAGATCGTGTGTTCGTTCGTATTGGTGAGTGGGCAGGGTTCCCCTACGCTCAGCAATCAGAATAATATTAATTAAATAAGGAAAAATATGTCAGCTTATAGATCAAATTTTGCCGACGTTCTTGAGCCTGGATTCAGAGAAATCTTTGATGATAGGTATAAAGAGATCCCACAAGTTTTTCCTCAGATCTTTCAAGTTGAAAGTTCAGAAGAGCAGGATGAAAAAGATTCTGCTGTCTCTGGTTTCGGATATTTTGATGAAACTAGTGAAGGTGAATCAATCAACTATGAAGACCCGGTACAAATGTATGATGTGACTTATACTCACAAAAAGTACACTAAGGGTTTTAAGATTTCAGAGGAACTATATGAGGATGGTCTTTACAGGATCATGAGGCGAAAACCTGAGCAGCTTGCTTTGGCTTCAAGGCGAACTGCCGAATATTATGCAGCGAGTGTCCTAAACAATGCGTTTAGTACCAGTTATCAAGGAGGAGATGGTGTGCCTCTTTGTTCCACCGTTCATCCAAGAGCAGATGGTGGCTCAACCCAGTCTAATGCTTCTTCAACAGGAATTATCCTGAATGAGGAAAATTTAAATACTGGACTTGTAGCTATTGAAAGCCAACTAGATGGTAAGGGAATGAAGATTGGTGTCGAGGCTAAGACCCTGGTTACAGGGCGTACGCTTAGAAAAACAGCTTCTATCTTGTTAGAGTCTGATGGCAGACCAGAAACCGCTGATAATGATATTAACTATTACAGAAACCAAGGCATGAAGAACATTGCTTGGCACTATATTACTAGTACCACGTCATGGTTCTTGATGGATAATCTTGTCCATCTTTTGACCTGGTTCTGGAGAGTTAAGCCAGAATTTAAACAGGACAATGCTTTTGATACAGGTATGGGACTTTATAAGTCTCGTATGCGTTTCTCAAAAGGTTGGTCCGACTGGAGAGGTGTATGGGGAAGTAAAGGAGATGCTACTTCATACGCCAGTTAATAATTAGTACGAAGGAGTAGCTTATGGCTTCAACACACTTTCGCAGATTTGCGGGGAGACTTCGTACTGATACAAGTAATCCTACAGATCCTAAGAGCGGTGAGGTGTATTATGACACCGATAATGACCGTCTTATGGTCTATAATGGGACTACCTGGGTAGGAATACCGATGACAACGAGTACATCGACTTCGACTTCAACATCGACATCGACCTCAACGAGTACATCGACTTCGACTTCAACATCGACATCGACCTCAACGAGTACATCGACTTCTACTAGTACAAGTACTACTTTGTAGTCTGGTCAATTAAAAAAATAAAAATTAAACAGTCTTCCGGGGGGAGAAATCCCCCCAGGATGATTCAAAAGTAATATATGAAATATCTTAAAAATCCAACGGATAACCATTTAAAAATAACCTATGGTCCTAATGGTCTAGGAACCAACTATTATATTAAACCTAAAGAGATTGTCGCTTTTATTGATGAGGCTGAGCTTATTTATAAAAGATTCCAAGAAATTTATGGTTTTTTAGTTGAACCTAGTGAAGAGGAGATAAAAAAATCCGATAATAAGGGTAAATATGAATGTAAATATTGTGGAAGAGACTGTAAAACTGTCCTAGCTTTAGAAAAGCATGAGGAAGCATGTGAAAAAAAGGAAGAAGGAGTTATGTTTAATGAGATTAGAACTATCCACCCTATGGCTAGATCTCATAAAAAAAGTGAAAAGCAATCAGATAGGTCTAAACTAGAGGATAAAGATTTTGGCAACACTGATTTAGCTGGGGTTGGTGTTAGGCAGGGTGAAGAAATAATTGGTAAGGAAATAAAAAAAGTAGTTTATGATAGAGATGGTGTTGCTTGGTATGGACCAGGCGTGGAAAATGACATGAGCATCTCTGCAACAAAAAAAGCTGGAAATTTTAATTAGAAATTATTTAATTTATTATGATTAATAAACCAACAAGTTTAAATTCTCAAAATGTTCTAACTACAAGTGGAGAATTGACAAAAGCTGGAGATGAGATTGGCATGCTTTGTCTTTCAGCTGGTGATAGCGCTGCTGCTACTTTAAATGTTAGAAAAACAAATGTTAGTGGTGATATTGTTATTAGCTTAAAAGCAACAGCGGGTACAACTGTCTGTTTACCTTTAACAGGACCTTTGACATTAGCTACAGTAGCTTATGCTCAAATCTCTGGTACCGGGGCAGTAGTTTCTTTTGGAAAGTACTAAACCCATTGACAAAATCTCTCTTTTAGACTATATTTATCTTGCAATTATATAGTACTAAAAGGTTGTATGAAAAAAATCTGTATTGTTACTAATTTCAATAGTGCTGATCCTGCATATTCTTTAAATAGGGTCGTTCAAGATCAAATTAAAATGTTAAAAATCGGAGGTTATACTCCGATTGTTATTGTTTCAGAGCATTTTGAGGCTATTGAGGCTTATAAAGATGCTGAAATTAGAAAAATTCCTGCTGTTAACTGTCATAATAGTGTTAAAAAAGATGAAACTTTCGATGAGGATGTAAAAAAACTAGAAGAATCTTTTACCAAGCACCTGGAGGATGTCGATGTTGTTTTAACCCACGATATTATTTATCAGCCAGCTGCGCTTAAGCATAATTTAGCTGTTAGACAGGTTGCAGAAAAGAATTCTAAGATTAAATGGCTTCATTGGATTCATAGCGCCACTCCCCCATATACAATTGCTAATTTAAGACCATATTTTCAAGAGGAATATTTAAAATTAATTGAAAAACCATTCCCTAACTCCTTTTATATTTCATTTAACAATGTTTCTCAGGATTCTATTGCTAAAAACTTTAGGATAGATCCATCTAAAGTTAAAATGGTCCCTCATCCAATTGATCTAGTTTCTTACTATGGGTTTGATGAAAATTCAAAGAAATTATTTGAAGAAAAAGAGATTTATAGAGCGCAAGCTATCTGCTGTTATCCAATTAGATTAGATAGAGGTAAGCAGGTTGAGTATGTTATCAAGACTATGGCCGAGTTAAAGAAAATGAAGATGGAAACTAGAACCGTTATCTTTGACTTTCATTCAACCGGAGGGGATAAGGTTGACTACAGAGAAGAGTTAAAAAGCCTGGGGATTGATGCTGGATTAACTCCAACTGAATTGATTTTTGCCTCAGAGATTACCCCAGATTGGAAAACTAGAGTTCCTTGGGAGCAAGTAGTTAAATGGCTTCAATATTCAAATGTTTATATTCACTCTTCTGTTAGTGAAACTTACTCGCTAACTACTCAAGAAGCAGGGGTGGGTGGAGCAGTGCTGGTGTTAAATCAAGACTTCCCTCCTTTTAGAGATATTTACGGACCAGATGCAATCTATAAAAAATACTCAAGTAATTGGGATGTAATGGCTGATCTAGCTGATGCTTATGGGGAAAATTCTCGAACCAATACTCAGTATGGACCAGACAATGTTCCAGAGTTTTCAAGAAAAGAGTTTGAAGAGCGCTATCATCATGGAACAGCTGCTAAAATAGCTTATCATTTGAGATATGATCCTTCTCTTGCTATGCAGATTAAACTAAGAGGAGAACGCAATTTGCACAATGTGTTTTATAATTATCTAGAACCATTATTATTTTCATAAAGGAAAAGCATGAATTTAACTCCAAAGGAAAAAGCCAAAAAAGCTGTTGTTATTGGAGGGCTAGGTGTAGTTGGTAAAGCTACTCGCAAAATGTTTGATATAAAGGACTATTTTGATCTTCAAGGTAGTAGTTTGAGTCTAAAAGAAATAGCCAAACAAAAACGATACATCTTCTTATGCCTACCAACTCCAGCTAATGATTATGGGTATGATACTTCTCCTATTCTTGAAATTATAAAGCAGATTGAGCAACAAGAGGGTGGTCAGCATATTTATATTAATCGCTCTACTGTTTTGCCTGGTACTACAAAACATATTAATGATCTTCTTGAGCTAGATTGCATAATTCATAATCCTGAATTTTTGACCATGAGAAGTTTAGATCAAGATATTAAAGCTCCAGATATTGTGGTAATAGGGGCAGATAAGCGCCCTAATTATGGAACAGAAATTTTAGACTGGTACGGTGACATTATTAAAAGTAAAGATACTCAGTATTTTTTAACTGGTACTCTTGAATCTGAAATGTGTAAATTAGCTATTAACAATTTTTACGCTCTTAAAGTAACTTTTGCTAATCAAATTTATGATGTTTGCCAAGAAGCAGGAATTGATTACAAACAAGTTAAAAAGATTCTATATCAAAGAAAATGGATCGGTAAAAATCACCTAGATGTTTGGCACGATGGTAAAAGAGGCTTTTCAGGTATGTGCCTTCCTAAAGATAATCAAGCATTTAACAGAGCCTTTTCTAAGCCACTTTTACAGATGGTAGAAAAATTAAACGGATTATATTTATCAGTTCCTAGAAAAAAATGAGATATTCAATTATTACCCCTGTTAAGAACTCACTAGATTCGCTCAAGATGAATATGCTTAGTATTGTCAACCAGACTAAATCTGATTGGGAGCATATTATTGTTGACGATGGATCTGATGAACCTGTGGATAAACTAGTGGAAAAGTTTAAAAAACAGATACCAGATAATTATCAATATTTAAGAAACGAGCAAAATTTACAACGAGCAATCTCAAGAAATAGAGGTATGAAAGTAGCTAAAGGAGATTGGATCTGTTGGCTCGATGCAGATGATTATTATTTGCCTCATTATCTTGAGGTAATGGATCAAGCGATTGAAAGGTACCCTGAAACTAAAGTGTTTAATTTTAATGGGATAGTTGTTTGGAACAATTGGGGAGTTACTGTCAAAAAATCTAGGCAGTTTGAAAGAAATGAGGAGTTTAAATCAGGGGAAATTATGTCCGGAGCTTTTATCTTTAAAAGAGAAGCCTTGCAAAAGTCTGGATTTTTACCAGAGGTGAGTGATCCTTACTTATTTGGTCGAGAGATGAAATGGACTTACAGAGAAATAGAGGGAATGTACCCAGATAGAGAAGATTTAGGTAATCCCTGGGGTGATGACTGGGCTATGTTTTATAAACTAACTCGTGAGTATCAACCTCAGTATTTAGATATCTCTCCTTATGTGGTTAATATCAGGGGTGAAAGGAAACTAACATGAGTCCTATAGATATTGTTATGACCACTTGGAAAAGGGAAGAGTTAACAACTCTAAGCCTATCTGTTCTTGAGAAAAATACAAATTATCCTTACCGATTAATCTTAATAGACAATGGATCAAAGGAAGATGCAAGAGAGTTTTATGCTCAAACAGCAGACATTTATATTAAGTTGGATAAAAACTATGGACTTGAAAAAGCCAAAAATATCGGAATGGATTATGTTGAGTCTGATTATTTTATTTCTACCGATAACGATATTCTGGTGCCTCCAGAAGGTCCTCTTACTGATAATCAAGGTGATTGGCTTGAGTCTTTAATCATGCTCAAAGATGGTTTGCCAGAGTATGCCGCTATTGCTCTTCGTCCTCAGACTTTAGTTGGTACAGATGACAAAAAGGTATTTACCGATGAAGATAGTATTATTACAGAGTTTTCCCATATCCCTGGTTACATGAGAATTATGGACACTAAACTTACTAAAGAAGCTGGCGCCTGGGGTGATAAGCGCCCTCTTCGAGGTCATGAGGAGCTTTGGATTAGTAACAAGTTTAAAGAGATGGGATACAAAGTAGGTTGGGCAACTCAACTAAGATGTTGCCATTTATTTGGTGAAGATAATTGGGGTTATGGAGATTTGAAACCAGAGGAACATGGCCATATCCCAATCTGGCCAATGCCAAAAGATAATTTTGAATATATTAAAGAGCATTTTTTAGGAGAATAATATATGATTCAAAAAATTAACATAGGTTCTGGAGAAGTTCCTTTACCAGGATATTTAAACATAGATGCTAGAGCAGACTTACTAGGTGTAGACCTAGCTTGTGATGTTCGTAAATTAGACATGATTGGAGATGAAATGTTTGATGAGGCATTTGCTAAAGATGTTTTAGAACACATGCCAAGAAGAGAGTGGCGCAATGTTTTAGATGAATGGATTAGAATCTTAAAACCAGGGGGAATTTTAAAGCTAAGGTTTCCAGATTCAATTTTATTATTTGAAGCTTATAAGGGTGGACACATTCTTTTAGAGCGATTGTTCCAACTCGTTTTTGGAGATCAGGATTGCCCTGAAAATGCACATTTGTCAGGACTTACTAGAGAACTAGTACTTGATTATTTAAAAGAAAAAGGGTTAACAATTCTAAAAGATTGGCGTGATGGCCATGCTGATATTAGGGTGTCTGCCTCTAAAGGAGAACTAAATCCAGAATTATCAATTGATCACCCAGACTATCAATTTAAATGAAAATTTTAATAATAGCTAATTTCCCTGGATGGGCTTTTGATAATATTGCCCAAGCTATCAAAAAGTACGGTTCTTTTGACTATGACATTATTTATGAGGCTGAACATAGACGAGAGCGCCTAGATAAAAAACCAGCTAAAATTAATTTTGATCAATATGATCGTATTTTAAATTTAGGAGTTTTTCAAGATTGGGTCAATTTACCCCATAATAAAACTGCTTGTGTCTTCTGGGAAAGAGGAGAAATGGACGGTTTTAGAACAGATGACTGGTACAGGGCTATTGTCACTAGTGACATAAACTATGAATATATTAAAAATAAAGAGAATGTAGTTAAAGTTAAATGTGGCTATGATCCAGATATTTTTCACCGATTTGCTGGACAACAATCTAGAATACCGGAGGTGATTGGCTGGGTGGGATCGAAAACAGCTCATAAAGAGAAGAAAGGATTTGACCAATTTTATCTGCCAATTGGTAGTAGCTTTAAACTAAAACCACATTTAAAAGAAACTGGAACAATACCCTATAATAAAATGCAAAGTTATTATTATTCAATTGATGCTTTGGTTGTTACTTCCTCCTGGGAAGGCAATCCCTTGCCCTTAATTGAGGCTTTAGCTTGTGGCACTCTGGTTATTTCGACTAGAGTGGGGGTGGCTCCTGAGTTACTACCAAAAGATCAAATTGTAGAGCGTGACCCTCAAGCTTTTATTAACAGATTAAAACAGGGTAATCTTAAAGCTCCTAGTGTTTACCGTCTAGCCTGGGATAAACTGGTAGCAGATTGGGAGGAGGTTTTAATATGATCCACGAATTTGGAACATCTAGTGCTATATATCATCAACCTAAAATTGGCAAAGGAGTTAAACATGGTGGAACTTTGTTCATTGATTGCCAAGATCAGGTCACGATTAAAGATTATGCTTTTTTAGGTCATGACTGTAAAATTTTAACTGGGTATCATGACTACTTTAAAAAGAATCTTGAAAGGCAACAAGCAATTTTGCATAAACCAGTTACAATTGAGGTAGGAGTTTGGATTGGTAGTTTTGTTATCATCCTACCAGGTGTAACAATTGGTAAAAATGCTGTTGTTGGTGCCGGGAGCGTAGTTGCAAAAGACATACCTCCTAATCAATTATGGGTTGGCAATCCAGCTAGAAAGATAAAACAGATATGAAAATTCAAGGACACGAGATTTTTGGCAGAATAACCAAAAAGAATATTGAAACTTTAACTAAATATGCAAAACAATGTAAAGTTAAGAATCCAATATTTGTTGATGTGGGAACTTTAGCTGGTTTATCAGCTGTAACTGTTGCTCTTGCTAATTCCGATGCTAGAGTGATAACAATAGATCCTGTAAGAAATGATTTATTACCCATTAATCTTAAAACATTAAACTTAGAAAAAAGAGTTAGTTACATTGAGGGGACAACCAAAGATCTTTTTACTCTTGAAGATCAAACTATTGATATGATTTTTATTGACGGGATTCATGATTATAAGGGAGTATTAAATGATTTAAATAATGCTTGCAAGAAACTTAAAAAAGGAGCCTTCATTTTGTTTCATGATTATAGTTTGTATGATGGTATAAAGAAAATTGTTGATCAAATGGAGGGAGTTTTATATAAGCGTTTAGAGATTACTCCTCAAGATTTTCCTAAAGATGCTAACATTTATGTTGGAATAAAATTATGAAAATAGGAGTAGCTGACCCCAACAGTTTCAAATTTTCCAAACAACTAATTGACCATTGGCAAGCACAAGGCCACGAGATAATTAAGCATGTAGCTAATATAGATAAACACAATGATTGTGATGTAGTTTTTTATGATATGGCCTCTAACAATGTCGCTTTTTATAGCAAGAGTATGCCCCGGCAGAAAAAGACTATTGTAAGAGCTTTAGATATAGAAAATTACATGAACTATTATCAACAATTTGACTGGGACAAAATTGACTATCTAATTTTTATTAATAACGCCCAGAAGGGGCTTCTTACTAGACATCCAGATTTTACTTGTCCAGACAACAAGATCAAAGTTATTCCTCCTGGGGTGAATTTAGACCAGCTTACTCTACAGGTTAAAAAGAAATGCGAGAAAAAGGCTGTTTTTGTTGGTAGGGGTTGGATCGGTAAAAATACTGCCGGTGCAATTGATGTTATTTACGAGTTAAATAAACTTGACCCAGGCTGGGAGCTTCATATTAGAGCTGATAAATATGATCCTAGATGGTGGGAACGATATGTCTCTTATAGAGCAGATAGCTTAGGGGTAAAATGTATTTTCGATACATTATACACTCCTTCAATGAACTCTTATCTAGAGAATATGGACTTGATGATAGTGCCTTCTTTTAAAGAGGCATTTTCCTATACTGCTGCTGAGGCACTAGCTAAAGGGATACCAACAGTTATCAATAACTGGTATGGAGCTAAAGAGGTTTGGCCAGAAGAATATTTATACAATACTCCTAGTGAAGCAGCCAAAAAATATCTAGAACAAGTTAAACAGCCTAAAGAAACTAGGAGACAGTTAATCAAAGATAGATATGATGAAAAATATATGTTTGAAAAGATAGACTCTCTCTTATGATAAAAAATATAGTTTATAGGGGCAATTTACAAGCTAGTTTTAGACCAGGCGCACATTCATTTGTTACAATCGACATTCCATTGGAAAAAATCTATGGAAAAAACAGAACTAAAAGACGATTAGGGCTTAAAATATTCAAAGAGCCAGTAGAGCCTATTAGCGACACAATTCAGGGTTTTAAGTGGAAGAAGCAACTATTGTTAGAATGTACTAAAATACAGAATTTATACGCATTTGAAGGGGTCGCTCCACGTATCTTTGACCTAATTTTTGTTAAAGATGCTACAATGCAATGGAGAATTGCCCAAGTTACAGAAATTTTAGAAGATAATGAACGAGGAGCTAGTGAAATAGATAATGAGAAGGTACTTGAAATTAGAAGAAAATATAATGTTTTATATGAGATAGATCCTAACCCTAACCATAAATATAAAAATTATTTTGTTGATTTTAGCTCACACCGATTTTCAGGAGATATATATGAAAACTTTGTTAAGGATAAGGTCAGAGAAAATATTACCTGGGGAAGTAATCCTAAGCCTTATCAAGGAATCCCTGAACTAAATATAGAAGGACAAAGAAATTTAAAAGGACGAATAAAGGCCTATGACTTTGACAGCCTTGATTTTAACAGTAAAACAGTTCTAGATTATGGTTGTTCTGGTGGCCATATGTGTTTTGAAGCAATAAACAGAGGGGCTAAATATGCTGTTGGATTAGATTTACCTCAAGTTGTAGATGGAGCCAAGCACCTAGCTAATTATCTAGGCTATTTTAATATTGATTTTTATGGAGATAACTTTAGTCATAAAGGTGGTAGAGATGTTTATGGTCAAATTAAGAATTACACAGGAGAATCTAGATTTGATATTGTCTTTTATTTTAGTTGCCAGCAACTAGGTATGCCAGACTATCTACCAGAAATAGTGGGAAAGTATTTTTATTTAGAAGGACATTCTGGAGATCACAAGGAAACTTATGAACAGCAATTACAAACTATCTTCGGCCAAAGTAATGTCGAATTTATAGGAGCATCACGAGATCACTCCATACGCCCAGTATTTCGTGCCATTATTAATGAAAAATTGTAAAATTTGTAATAAACCATTACATGAGGGGAAAATATATTGTAGCAATAAGTGCTATGGAATAGATCGTATTGGGAAACCAAGCGGAATGTTTGGGAAAAAACATTCTAAAAAAACCATAGCCTTAATTAAAAAAAATGCAAAATATGGCAATGACAATCCTGCAAAAAGAAAAGAGGTTAGAGAAAAAATTAGTAAAAAACTAACTGGTAGGAAACTTAGTAAACAACATATTGAGAATATAAAAAAAGGAGGGGGTGGTTTTAGTAAGGGATGTGTCCCTTGGAACAAAGGAATTAAGTGGGTTGAACTTTCTTTAAAAAGAATGAGAGAAAATAATCCAGCGTGGAGGGGTGGGACATCTTTTGTTGGATATGGAAAAAAATTTACAAGAAGTTATAAAAAAGATATTAGAAAAAGAGATGGAAATCAGTGTTTTTTGTGTTTAAAGTGTCAAAAAGATGAGGGGAGAGCATTAGCCGTTCATCATATCGACTATAATAAAAATAACAATAGTCTAGACAATTTAATAACTTTATGCTCATCCTGTCATTCTAAAACAAACATAAATAGAAAAAAATGGATAAAGATTTTTAATGAAAGATAATTTTTCAGAGCCAAAGTTCAATCTTAATTTTGAACTTAACCAGCCACAAGACAAAGAACCAGAGTTAGAGAATACTTTTGTCATTCCTTTTATTAGGAACGATATGATTAAACCAATGTTAGATAGTCTGTACCAATTTACAGATCCCAAGACTTTTAGAGTAATTGTTATTGATCAATCTCCTCAAGGAGTTTATGAACAGATTAAAGATCAAGTTCACATGTACATTCGTCCTTATAGGAACCTAGGCTTTGCTAAGGCAATGAATACTGGTATTAGGTTAGCTGATACTAAATATGTTAGCTGTTACAACGATGATGTTGAATTTTTTAATACAGACTGGTGGTCTGGGATTAAAGCTACCTTCCAAAAGTTAGAAGGAACCTGTTTTGGAGTCAATCCCATGAGTCCTAAAGAAGCAGCCTGGGGGTATGGACACAAAGCACCAGAGGGACGAACATTAACCGAAGATAAAAGAGGCGTTGTCTGGTTACATCAGGGAGAACCTTTGAATTTAGAGAAATGTAAAACAGAAGAAGGCTACAAGGCACTAAGGGGTAAAGTCCATGGCTTTATTGATGGAATTGCTATGTGGGGAGTTACCTTTGAAAGGGAACTATTTTATGATATTGGGTTATTTGATGAGAAGTTTTATCCTGGTGGCGGTGAGGACTATGATCTTAATGCTAGAGCCTATGACCCTGATTTTGGAGGCGGTAAATATAGAATCGTAGCAACCTCAGATTCTTGGGTCTATCATAAGTGGGGTTCATCTGGTTCTCCTGATACTAGCAACAAGTCTAAAGAAGAAATAGAAAAACAAGGTATTAAGTTTGATGACTCTTATCGTTGGAATAATTGGACTTCTCTCTGGAAAGAACCAGGACACCATCCCACAGTTTCTAGAGGCAGAATCTTGCCGGTACACGAGATTGATTTATAATTTCCCATTTTTATATTTTCTGTTACACTAGAATATAGTAGTTGTAACTATTTTTAGTGTATGATTATTTTCTTCACATCTATTTTCCATAGCGAAAGGATAAATTATGGCTGATACAGGTTGGGTTTCACCAGGAACAGTTGACGGTGGATCTGGAGATGATAATTGGGTTAATCCAAATAATGTTAAAGTAGATGATACTAACTATGCCCATGGCAACCCATCTGATTCATCTATGGTTTCAGATGGGTTAATTTCTACTAATTTTGGGTTTAATATTCCAACCAATGCTGATATTGATGGGATAAGTTTTGAGTATAAAAGGGTTGATTCTTCTGCATTTTCAACAAGTGAGTTTTTAATCAGATTGAGATATAACGGTTCTAATATTGGCGATAATAAATCAGATGATTTTACAACATGGGATGATGAAATAGAGATTATTAGTAAGGGTGGGTCAACAAATATGTGGGGGACTACACTAACTCCATCACAAATAAATGATTCAAGTTTTGGAATTTATTTTTCTGCTCTTATTGAAAATCTTAATGAACCAAGGATCTATTACATAAAACTAAAAGTTTATTACACAGAATCAGCTACTTCAACCTCAAGCTCTACATCTACAAGCACGAGTAGTTCAACCTCAACTTCAAGTTCAACAACGACTACTTCAACCTCAACCTCAAGCTCTACATCTACAAGCACGAGTAGTTCAACCTCAACTTCAAGTTCAACAACGACTACTTCAACCTCAACCTCAAGCTCTACATCTACAAGCACGAGTACTTCAACCTCAACTTCAAGTTCAACAACGACTACTAGCACTTCAACTTCAACTAGTACCACAACTTTAACATCCACTTCTACCTCTACCTCTACCTCAACAACACTAGCTCCTTTTGAAGGAGGCTTAGCTTTTGGAGAACAGACCCCGACACAAGGTGAAGTTGCTGTTAGCTGGCAGACATTTTCAGATGGAGCTAGTAGCACGCCCACAGTAATAGGAGATTCAGACTGGGGCAAAATGGAACTAGACTATACTCAAGAAGGGAGAAGTAGAGTTTATGATTTTGGTACTGATAACGAGAGAACTTACACTTTAACAGAAAATAGGTATGGCTCTGGACAAGAAGATGCCAATCTTCAAATAAGGGGAAGCACCACCCCCTTTTCCCAAGATGACAGCGAACCTCCTACCTGGGAAGACTACTCTGGTCCTATATCTAGGTCTTGGAGATATGTCCAGGTCAGGGAGGATAATAGCTAATGGCTTGGTACAATGCAAACTGGGACTATCGTGTAAAAGTAACAGTTCAATCTAGCAAGGTTGATGCTACTCTTTCCAATTTTCCTGTTTATGTTAATTTAGCTGATTTACCCGCTGGTTTTCATACTAATGTTAATCAAACTGATGCTAGAGATATTAGAGTAACTACTTCTAATGGAACAACTGAATGTCCAAGAGAAGTAGTCTTTTATACAGCCGCTTCTGATACTGGAGAACTTCATTTCAAAGCCCCTAGTTTATCTTCAAGTGCCAATACTGACTTTTATATTTACTATGGAAATAGTGGAGCTAGTGAACCAGCCATAGATTCAACCTATGGTGCTGAAAATGTTTGGGATAGCAACTTTAAGATGGTTCAACACATGAAGGATGCTACAACTTCAACTGTTGTAGATAGTACATTAAATGACAACGATGGAACTAAAAAGGGAGCTAATGAGCCAGCTACCGCAACGGGGAAAATTGGTGCTGGTCAAGATTTTGATGGCTCTGATGACTATGTCCAAGTTTCAGATAGCAATAGTTTAGATATAACTAGTGATCTTTCCATTTCTTTCTGGGTCAAAATGGATTCAGAGCCAGATGCCTTGCAAATTATTCTTGATAAAACTGGATTAAGTGGAAATAATTATCAATATGGTGTTTGGTATGATAACCGCTCATCTCAAGGCTCTCCAGATAGAATTAGATTTCATTATGGTCAGGGTACAAATCCGTATGCAAATTGGACTGGAGCTAATTTATCTAGTTTTACTTTAATTCATTGTGTTTTTGATGGTTCAGATTATTATATTTATGCAAATGGCTCACAGGTAGCAACCGCTTCAAAACCAGTTAATTGGTCTGCACAAGCTAATGCTTTAGATTTGTTTATTGGAAATGCTCTATCTAATTACTTTTTTAGTGGTGTAATTGACGAACTAAGAATCTTGAGTAGAGCTTTAACTTCAACTTGGATCTCGACTGAATACAATAACCAAAGTTAAACAGATACTTTTTACACAGTAGATAGTCAGGAAATAACAACTACAAGTAGTTCAACTTCTACTTCAACTTCGACAACTACTTCAACTAGTACTTCAACCTCAAGCTCAACATCAACTACGACTACTAGTACTTCAACCTCAAGCTCTACATCTACAAGCACGAGTAGTTCAACTTCAACAACAACGAGTACATCCACAAGTACTTCAACTTCGACTTCAACTTCAACTAGTACTAGCACAAGTACCTCTACCAGTAGTTCAACTTCAACTACAACCACTAGTACTTCAACTTCAACCTCAACAAGTACCAGCTCTTCAACTTCAACTAGTACCACAACTAGTACCAGTACCAGCTCCTCGACTACGACTACTAGTACCAGTACAACTACAACATTGCCTTTTCAAATAGATGATTTAATCTTGGAGTGGGGAACTACAACTACTTCTACTTCAACTTCTACTAGTACCTCAACCTCAAGCTCTACATCTACAAGCACGAGTAGTTCAACCTCAACTTCAAGCTCAACAACGACTACTTCAACCTCAACCTCAAGCTCTACATCTACAAGCACGAGTAGTTCAACCTCAACTTCAAGCTCAACAACGACTACTTCAACCTCAACCTCAAGCTCTACATCTACAAGCACGAGTAGTTCAACCTCAACTTCAAGCTCAACAACGACTATTTCAACCTCAACCTCAAGCTCTACATCTACAAGCACGAGTAGTTCAACCTCAACTTCAAGCTCAACAACGACTATATTAACCAGCACTAGCACAAGTACCTCTAGTTCAACTAGTACAAGTACCTCAAGTAGTACTTCTACCAGTAGTAGTTCTAGTACTTCGACAACTACGACTTCAACTAGTACTTCAACTTCAACTAGTACTAGTACAAGCACTTCTACAAGTACTTCAACCTCGAGTTCTACGTCTACAAGTACAAGTACTTCAACTAGTACCCTTACAAGCACCAGTACCACAACCACTACGCTACCGTTTCAGATAGATGATTTAATCTTAGAATGGAGTGGAACATCTACTTCTACTAGTACTACAACGACTAGTACTTCCACTACAACAAGTTCATCAACAAGTACCTCAAGTAGCACGAGTACCAGTAGCTCAACTTCAACTACAACTACATCAACAAGTACCTCAAGTAGCACGAGTACCAGTAGCTCAACTTCAACTACAACTACATCAACAAGTACCTCAACTACAACTAGTACCAGTACCAGCACTAGTACCTCAACTACTACTTCAACTAGCACCAGTACCTCAACTAGTACTAGTACCACTACAAGCACCTCTACTTCTACTAGTTCCAGCACTAGCACCTCGTTAACAGAGCCTTATCCAAATGCTCCAATGATAGTAATTGAAGATAGTGTTGTACAGATTAATGTTTATACAGATCAAGATTGCCCTCAAATTGATGTTAGTAACAATGAAAATATGATAGAAGCTAGTGACTTTGATGATGCTCCCCAGATAGAAGTTGGGGATGACGAACCAGACTCAAATGTGATAGCATAAAAATATGTAGTGTATAATATTATCTAATTATTTAACTTAATATGGCAACAAACTTCCCAACCTCTTTAGACACTCTTAGTAATCCTGCGGCTAGTGACAAGCTTAATTCTCCTGCACATGCTACTCAGCATATAAGTGCCAATGATGCCCTTGAAGCTTTAGAAGCTAAGGTGGGGGCTGATAGTTCTGCTGTAGCTACTAGCTTAGATTATAAAATTAGAAAGGGGCTAGGTATTCAGAGTAATACCCCTGTTGCTGGATCAGTAACATTAGATTTAGCTAGTAAAAATGTTCACGATGTAGCTATGAACGCTGCTACAGTAACTATTGCCTTGAGTAATGTTTCAACTGGACAAGCTTTTGTAATTAACTTGGTACAAGATGCAACTGGAAGTAGAACAGCTACTTGGTTTAGCGGTATTAAGTGGCCATCTGGAAGCGCTCCAAGTTTATCTACAAGTGCTAGTGCTGTTGATAGCTTCGGGTTTATTTGTACAGGAGCCGGGGCTTATAGAGCATATTTCTTAGGTTTCGACTTAAGTTAATAATTACAAAAAAATATGAAAACAGTTTTTAAAGTTATTGGTTACGAAATAAAAGATCCTCAGGGTAATTTTTTAGAAACTTGTATTGTTTGGGTCTTTGCAAAAAACGCAAAAGAGGCATTAAAAAAAACTAAAGACAAGGGGGTTGAAAAAAAACATTGGGAGATTATAGAAATTATTGAAAAATAAGTGTTAAATCCTGACATTATTATTCCTTTTGACGGAAATCATGCTGACATTCCTTCTGGTTTTACTCGTGAAACTTCTTTAGATGGTAAATTTCCTAAAGCTTGGGGGACACAAGATCCCAATGTGACTGGTGGAAGTGCTACCCATACCCATACTTCACCGGCTCATTCTCATGCTATAGTTTCTCATACCCACACAGTTACTACAGCCGATGCAACTACAGCAGACTATAGTTCTGATGATGCTGGAAGTGGAAGTGGTACAAGGACTAATCACAATCATGGCTCAAAGGCATCATCTACAACTTCCGGTGGTACTCTTAGCGATGCAATTACTTATCAAGCAGTTTCTAGTAATCCTGCTTATTATGAAGTAATTTTTATAAAATCATCTGGTTATAGCTTTATTCCTGTCAATGGGATTATCTTAGGAACTGGAACAACAAGAGAAAGTTTAACTTTTCATTCTGCTAGTGCTAATAAGTTTTTAAGAGGAGCTGGCACAGGAGAAGATGCAGGTGGAACAGGTGGTACTTATAATCATGAACATAGTGTATCTCATACTCATTCAGCGGTTAACCACTATCATACTGGTACTACCAACAATTCTGATTCTGGCGATGCTGATGCTAGTGGTTCAACTGCACAAGTTACTTATTTCCCACATAGTCATACTTATACTACTGCCAATAGATCTCTTGCTGGCAGCGCTTACTCTGGTAATGCAGGTTCAGCAGATACAGTCCAACCTGCTTTTAGAACACTTAATGCTTTTAAAAATGAGTCTGCTAATCCTATTTTACCTCAAGTTGGAGATATAGCGATGTTCTTAGGGACAGAGGCACAAGTGCCTATAGGCTGGGTTGCTTGCAATGGAAGTAATGGTACTTCTGACATGAGAAATAGATTCTTAAAGATTCCTTCTGCTGCAAGCGCTACTACGACAGGGGGAAGTAACACCCATACTCACGCAGCTAGCAACTCTCATACTCATGGTTCATCTGTCCACTCTCATACTTCTGGCTATACAAATTATGTGGATAGTAGTGTTATAACAGGAGTTGGATCAAAAGCTGGACTAGGAAAACATCGACATACAATTACAATAGCTAATGCAACAGCTACCTGGGTTTCATCAACAATTTCAGCTAGTTCTGCCGATGCACAACCAGAGTATAGAACAGTTATCTATATACAAATGAAATTTTCAGCTATGGGTGGAGCTAGTTTCTTTATGAATTTATTATAATAAACATACTATGAGAGAAATACACATTAAAAATCCTAAAATTTTAGAAACACCTTATTCTATTATCTCTGAAAAATATAGTTCAGGGACTAGTCTTACTATTGAAGATAGTAGTGGATTTTATGATGATGATTTAATTTTAATTGGTGGAGTTGGGAATGAAAAATCAGAGGCAACAGATTTAACAGCTACCCCTCCCAATGATACTACTCTTACAGTTTCTTCTTTAAAATTCATCCACGACATTGACGAGTCTATAGAAAAAATTTTATGGGATCAATTTGATATTCAATATAAAACTACTGTCGCTGGCTCATGGATTGATCTAGTCACAAGCAGAAGTTTCTCTTGGGATAAAGATATTACTAGCTATGTACATGAATCTGGTGCCTCTACTTACTATTATCGAAGTAGATATTATAACTCTGCTACAGAACAATACTCTAGCTGGTCAAATATTGCCTCTGGAGCAGGATTCAATCGAAATGAGGCTGGTTTTGTTTTGAAACAAGTTAGAAAGAAAACTAAAACAGTTGGAGATAAGGATATCACCGATGATTATATCTTTTCACTTTTTAACGATGTACAAGATATTGTTAAAGGTTTTAATAAACGATTTTGGTTCCTAAAAGATAAACATGCCTTTGTGACTGCAGCTTCAACTAAAGAATATAGTGAGTTACCAGATGATTTTGATCGAGGTCATAGGCTTAAATTTAATTATGTAAGTGGTTCAACTGATAAAACTATTGACTTAACCTATAAAACACCAAAAGAATTTGACTATCTTACTCAAGATAATACCATTTCAGATAGTGACTATCTTAAAATTTATACAATTGATGAGATTAATGAAACTATTAAGGTGGGACCGGCTGCTCCTGAAACTGCTGATTTAGATTTAACTTTAATTTACTATAAAAAACTAACTGATATTGATAGCTATAGCGATGAACTATTGATTCCTTTACCTGGTCTATATCTCCATTATGCTTGTAAAGTTATCTTTTCTGATAAAGAGAATCCTGAAAAACACAACTATCATGATGGAGAATTTTCTAATTTACTTGAGATAATTAAACAGATGAAAAATAGAGTTGATAGACCTAGAAGTTTTAAACTTTATAAAGGCAGAAGTGGAATGGATGAAAGAAGTGGCTCACTTACAGAATACTCTGATGACAATAGAGAAAAAAATTGGTAAATAAAACTTAATATGAAAGAGTGGCAAATATACCCAATTCGAGATCTAAGTGGAGGGATGCAAATGATGGTTTCCCCCTTTCTCATTAACAAAGACGAGTTTAAATTTATTAAAAATTACAGTCTTGAAGTTCTTGGACAGTTAAGAAAAATTACTGGATATTCTCAAAAAGGAACTGCTATTGATGGAGCTACCTCTGTAGCCGGAGGCACTCCTTTTTATACCACCTCTCTTCAAAAGGAGGTGGTGGCTATTGATAACAGCACTAGTATTGATTTTTACATTTATGCTCCATCTACCGATACTTGGACTGCTCAATCTCAAAGTTTAACTACTGGTTCAAGAGTAGAATTTGCTCAATTTCTAGGCGGACTTTTTAGTACTAACTATGAAGATAGTCCCCTTTACTATGATGGTAGCAGTTGGAGTGATTCAACTAATTTAACTTCTGCCCCACAAGCTAAATATGTTATGCCTTACTATGACAGGCTTTATTTGATTAACATCCAATATAGTGGGAACGATCATCCTTCAAGAGTAGCTATGTCTAGCTTACCTGACGATAGTTACAATATTACTTGGGATTTATCAGATACAGGAAATTATTTTGATATATCCCCCAAAGATGGTGATCAGTTAATGGGAGTAGGTAAAAATTTTAACAGGCTTTTACTCTTTAAAGAAGAATCCTTATGGAGATATGACACAAATAGTTTATACCAATTTCCTGGCGCTCCCGGTACCAACTCTCACAGAAGTATTGTTAATGTTTTAGATTGGACTCTTTATTTTCATAAGTCTGGAGTTTATGGAGTTAATGGTGAAAGTGTAGTTAAGCTTTCGCGGTCAATTCAACCAATTATTGATGGAGTTAAGTCAATTAATTTAAGCAATATTTGTGCTTATGGTAAAGGTGATTATTATTATCTATATTTAAGCGATGTTGAAAATTATGAAGAAGATATTAAAATTGATAACTGTTTAGTTGTCTTAGATGTAGCTAATATGCGCTGGAGTATTGAGGATTTAGGTCATAGTCCACTAGCATTTTGGAACTATAGGGATGATAGATCTAATATGACTTATGATGATTCTAGTTACGAATATGATTACCCTTTAAAAACTTACAATGGACTAGTTTCTGCCGAAGACTTTATTCACTTTGGAGATGATGCTGGAAACATTTATGAATTTTCTAGTGACCAGTTACAGTTTGATAGTACTGATATTATTTCATATTTTGAAACACATAACTATTATTTTTCTGGTCTTGAAGGATTTGGTAAACTTCAAGCTGTTAATCTTTATATAGAAAATGCGAAGAGAATTAAACTTTATTACAGCATTGATGATGGTCCCTGGAAAGCAATTAAAAAGTATGAATATAAAAATGATAGAATCTATCTACAATTTGATAATGAGATAGTAGCCAATAGAATTAAATTTAAAGGAATTGATAGTAGCAAGGGTACTAGGGGGATAGTGAGAGGTTTTGATATTTTTTATACTAGTTATAATCAAATTGTATAATGGAAAATAATAATAATGAATCTGGAGTCGTAATCAAAGATCTAGTTTCAGATAAACGACCAGAACAAGAAGAAAGGGAAAGAAAATATAATCGTTTTTTGACCATTAATCCTAGACAAGAAAGAGAAGGTCTATCTGGTACTAGAAGAGAAAAAAAGTTTAGAGATTTTTCAGATGATATGATTATGGATAAGCCTCTTAAAGTAAAACCTTATGATGAAAGAAGTAGACCACTAGGCGAAAAAGGGAAAATGTACTATGATAAAACTAATGACATTGTTAAAATTTATATAAATGATACTGTTAAATGGGCGCATTTCCAAATAACATCAACAAGTACATCAACTACAACTACAAGCACAAGCACTAGTAGCTCGACATCAACAAGTACATCAACAACAACATCAACGAGTACATCAACAAGCACATCAACAACAACTACATAATATGGCCGGACTCAACACAGCACAGATTATTGACATAGCAAAATCAAGAGGAATAAATATTTCTTCTGGAGAAGCACAATCAATTTTAGATCAAGCTTGGGATCAGTCCCAGTATGGAGCTGATAGAGGCAGGGTTGAATCTCTCTTGGGATCTGCTGGGAACAGTTCTGGTTCTTCAAGTAGTTCTTACTCACTACCAGATATCCAAATTCCTTCTGTAGAAGAATACATCCAGGGTATTGTTGATACAATGCCAGAGGCTCCACAAAAATATAGCGAGGTAAATCCGTTTGCTTTTGATGAGGAAAATGCTAAAGCACTAGCTTCTGCTGAATTTGGACCATATTATGATGAACTTTTAGCTGATTATCTTGGTGACGTAGAAACTACAATGCAAAGAACTGGTGACGATAAACAAAGAGCGGTGGTGGAGTTAGAGTCACAGGAAGATTATTTTAAAGAAACAAATCAAAAAAGCTTAGATCAGCTTTTACAAGGGATCAAAGAGGGATATTCTAACAAGGGTTTATATTTCTCTGGTGACAGAAGACAAAAAGAATCTTGGGCAGAGGAATCATCACAGGGTCAACTAGATGATTATTTAAGACGTACTGGTTATCAAAAATCTGGAATCACCACAGATGCACAGAGAACTTTGGAGGATTTATCTAAACAAAGTGGTAGATACCAGAGAGATCTTGGTCGAGAAAAGCAAGGTGCAATTACCGAAAATGTTTTGCAACAGCGCGGAGAGGCAGTCGATCAATATTTAACTGGTATGCAAACTTATTATCAAACTCCTAATTGGGGGGCTTCATAATGGCAACACAAGACTATTTATCAGAAATTCAATCATATACAGCTCCAGCTAGGGAACAAGCGACTGCTGCTGGAGTCAAGGTAGCAGAGACTCTAAAAGGTGGTGCTACGCTACCTTTTAAACTAAAAGAAGCTTTAAACGAAAAATTAAACTATAACAAAGATTTAATTGAACAACGCTCAGGGGCAATGGCAGATTACTTTTCTGCTCCCTCTGAGGCTAGAGCCAAATACGAAGATGTTTGGAATCCATTTCAAAGAGAGGCTTTAACTCAAAGATATACAGCTCAGCAACTAGCTCCGTTTCAGACTTTAACCTCATTGCTTGATCAAAGGATGGGATCTGTAGCTGATGTTGTTGGTCAAGGAGTAGCTGGTTGGCAGGGAGTAACTCAAGCAGCTCAGCAAATGTCTAATTTAGCTCAAACCCAGTATCAATCTGCATTTAACGAATATGCTAAAGCTGCAGAGTTACAAAAAGCAGCAGAACAAATGGCTCTTCAAGAAAGACAGATGATGTTACCTTATGAGCAACTGACTAAATATCAGCAAGAGCAATTAGATTTAGATAAACAGAGATTAGCTCAATCTGGATCTGGAGGAGGAAGTGGTGGTGGATTATTTGGAGATCTAGGATTAAACGATGTTTTAAAATTATCAGAATTTTTTGGTAAAGAACCTCCAGAAAAGGCAGCTGATCTAAGAAGTCTGGTTGGGGCAATAGATAAAACATTAGGAGATCTTGGAGATAGTGGTGGCTTTGGTGGAACTGGACCACTAGCCCAATTCTTCCCACAATGGGCTGCTGGTGGAGATGTAAGAACAGCCATTGATTCTCTTGCTACAGATATTAGAAAAGAGAAATTTGGTACAGCTATTACTGAATCAGAAGCAAAATCAGCCGGTTGGCTTCCTGGTAAAGGGAAAGTAGAAGAATCTAATAGAGTTGCCCTTGAAACTATGAGAGATTCAAAAATGAGAGAACTAAGGAACCAACTTAAAGATGCTGGATATAGTAATGAGCAGATTGATTCATACGTTCAATCTGGAACAACTCAAACACCAGTAGATATATTTAATCAACTTTTATCATCAACTAGTGGTTATATGTTCTCATACGCACAATGAAAATAAAAAACAATTTAACCGGTGAACTTGTTGAAATTAGTGAAGAAGAGCGAAAAAAGCTAATTGAACAAGGCTTATTACCAAAAGAACCAGAAGCTTCTCAGAGCCAAGGACAAGATCAAGGCATGTCTCAAGAACAGGCAATGATGGCTCTTTTATCTGGTCAAGGTGGACCGGAACCTGCTACTATTGATCCTAATTCTTCTGATTATATTTCCCTAGAGCCACCTGTAGCTAGTAAAAAAGAGGTTGGACCAGATTTCTCAAGAGAAGCGACTGATAAAAATTTACTAGAGAAACTAGGCAACTTTTTTGCTAGAAACATTACTAGTACCGGTCAACTAGCTGCAAGAGGAGCAGGAGCAAAACAACAGTTACCAGAAACTCAGGCACAAATTACAGAGTTAGGCCAGCAGTCTAGAGACTTAATAGCTCAGGCTCAGGCTACAGATGATCCGGCAGAAAAGCAAAGACTGTTAGAAGAATCTAGAAAAATTAGTGAACAGATTGATTTACTTGGAGCTGGTGCAGAGCGAACAGCTGAAACTATGATTGACAGAGGTAATGTGTCAGAAAAAGACTTGGATAGAAGTAATTTAGAATTTGCAACAAGAAGAGGAGCTGCTACCGGACTAGAGGGAGGTGCTATTTTAGCTCCTTATGCTATGGCAGGTCCAACTGCGGCTTTACCCATGATCCAACAAAGAGCTATTGAGGGACTAGTAACTGGTGGACTAGCCGGAGCGGCAGAAGCAGCTACCCAAGCTGAAACCCCCGGTGAAGCTGCTGGTAAAGTTGCCCTTGGAGCTGGAACCTCAGCTGTAGCTAATGTTGTTATCGGTGGGGTAATGGACTGGGGTAAAGAAAAATTATCTAGTACCTCACAATGGGCTAAAGATGCTGTAAAAAACCTATATAAAAAAGATCCTAACATTGACGGAGATGAAGCTGTTGGAGCTATCCAATCAAAAATGGCAGAACTTGACCAAATGTTAAAAAGGGGACAAGTTTCCCAGACTCTATCTCCAAGGCATAGTGTTATAGAAAAAGGAATTATTACAGAAGGAGATAAGCTGGGGGTTAATGAAACTATTGACTTTATTGCTAATTTAGATATGCCACCTGATCCAAAGCTTTTATTTAGTGAGTCAATAGATCAAAAGAAGAACTTTTCAAAAACTATTGAAAAGTTTATGAAAGAAGGAGCTGGTAACTTACCTAAAATTGACATGGAAAAAATTACTAGTGAAGCTTTAGATGATGAAATTTATAGGGCAATTAGATTAGAGGATGAATCTTCTTTTAATGCACTAGTCACTTTGAGAGAGAAAATGGGAAATAAGGGACAGATTAGTTTTAAAGAAGCTTACCAATTAGCAAAAGACTTTGGGCAAGAAGCTAACTCTGTTTATAGACTAGACAAAGCTCCTAGTGAAGTTAAGACAATTACCACTCGTGGTTATACATTACTTAATAATAAAGCTAGAGCTAATTTGTCAAAAGCTGCAGAAGAGGCAGGTCATCCAGAATGGAGCGAGTTAATGAATAATTATCATCAATGGTCAAATATCGAAGAAATTACTAAATCGGTACTAGCTGATAGACAAGGTAAAATTGGCTCAATTAAAAATGCTATCTTCTCAAGATTGTTGCCACAGATGTTAGTTAATGATAAACTAAAATGGGCTGCAGTCGGTGGAGTAGGAGGATTAACCTATGGAGCAGTTAATCCAGATGAATCAATGATGGGAGGTGTGGTCAAAGGAGCTGCTGCTGGACTTGTCTTACCGGGAGTAGCTAAGCTTGGGACAACAATTGCTCCAATTGCTGCTCAGCAGTCTAAAAAAGCTTTGGAGTTTTTAGCTCCACAAACAGGAAGAAGTATGCTACAACACTATCTCGCAGAAGAAGAATAATGAAAAAAAAACAACTAACACTACTACACAACAAGTATGCAAACAATTAAAGATAACTCAATTAATATATCTATTACCAAAGTTATCACGGGTTTACTTACTGCGCTGGTTATTGGTGGGATTATGGGTAGTCTTAATGTTGTTAGGACTTCCGATGCTACATCACTCATTGTTGCAGGGCAAGGAATCAGACTTGAAAAACTTGAAAATAATTATGTGCCACGAGCCGAAATTGAACAAGAGTTCAAACATATTGGTGAAAGTTTACTGCGAATTGAGAAATCTATTGATAAATTGTCCGTAGAAAATAAAAAGTAAGTTAAATGACAAAATATTAACAATTTACCAGAGAAGAACCCTTTTAAACATAGTAAAATCGGCTTTTTAAATATACTAAGTATTTTGAACTATGACACCAGATCAATTTATCTCAAAATGGATCGGAAAAGAAGCAGATTGGGATGGAGCTTATGCTGGACAATGTGTAGATTTATTCCGTTATTACTGTCACGAGGTTTTAGGAATAAAACAACCAGCTGGAGTTTGGGGCGCAGCCAACTTCTGGACCAATTTTGAAACTGATCCAGTTTTAGTTAATAATTTTGACAAAGTTCTAGACACTTCTGATTTTACTCCCAAAAAAGGTGATGTGATGATCTGGAATTTTGATGCTGGTAAAGGATATGGTCACATTGCAATCTGTACCGGTGAAAATTCAGGGTTACAATATTTTAAATCTTTCGATCAAAACTGGTCCAAAATTTCTTATTGCGAAATAGTTAATCATAATTATAAAAATGTATATGGCGTTTTACGTCAAAAGGTCAATATGCCAAATCTAAACGATGAAATTATTGGTAAAGCCAGCCAAAGAGATAAAGTGGTTAATCATTACAAGTTTGAAATAGGAACAGCAAAAGATGATGAGTTACTTATTAAGGTTAAAGATCTTATTAAACAGAGTGATGACAAAGCTAAAGACTGCAATAAAAAACTTAGTGATATTGTCGAAAATACAACTAAAGAAGTTGTTGAAGAAATAAACAAAGCCTTTGAGAACCCTCAGAAAGAGCCAAAAGTAGCCACAATTAAAAATGCTATAGGTGGTTTACGAGGACTTATTACTATTAAAGAGGGGGAGCTTGAAGCAAAACAAAAGGAGCTAGACGAGTGCAAAAACTTGCCAACTGACCCAGTAGGATATTCATCTGGTGAAGTTGGAAAAGAATTAATGAGATGGTTAGTAGTAGGATTAATCCCTGCAACCTTAACTTATCTAGGAACTATCCAAGCAGAATGGGCTATAGTTGCAACTGTAGCTCTAAAGTTAATTGACAAGTCTATCCATGAATATGGTAAGGCGATTGACAAAGATTGGTTGATTAAAGGTCTTACGAGGTTTTAAAAGGTTAAAAAAGACTGATACAGCAACCGTTGTATAAATAAGTACAAACAAACAGCTCAAGACTTACTCTGCTAAAAAAAGAGCCTGTCAAATTTCAGTTAGTCGGTGAGGAGAGAGGGACCGGGAAACTGGTCCCTTTTTTTTATGTAATTGACAAAATAGAAAAAAAAGATTACATTAAAATTATGAAAGCAAACGGTAATCTCAACAAAAAAACAATTGTTTCTTAAAGTAGCCTCCTGTGGTCTTACTACCGTTTCACCACGGGGGGCTTCTTAAGGAATTTATGCAAGGTTGGATAAAACTACATCGAAAATTATTAGACTGGGGTTGGTATTATGATGCCAATGTTTTGAGAATTTTTATTCATCTCCTTTTAACTGCTTCTCATACTTGTAAAAATTGGGGAGGTATAAAAATAAAGCCAGGAGATATACTTATCAAACAGCGTGACTTAGCGAAAGAATTAAAAGTAACACACCAGCAACTCAGGACAGTACTTGAGAAACTACAATCAACACACGAAATAACAATCAAAACTACTAATAAATATAGCGTTGTATCAATCAATAATTGGGATGATTATCAACAAAATAACACACAAAATAACAAACGAGTAACACACAAACAACACACAAGTAACACGCTGACCTCTGGGCTTAAGAATGTAAAGAATGTTAATAATAATAATACCTTTAAGGAAAAAAATATGGAAAACCTTGTGGATAAACAATTCCTTGACAACTTAAAAAAAGAACTAGGTGGTAAATTTTCTTTTAAAAAATGACAATTGAACAAGAAACAAATTTACTAGCCTTAGAGGATCTAAAGGAACGTTCAAAAAACGATGTTGATCGAGCGATCCTCGAGATGAGGATCAAGTTTCTTAGGAAAGGTTATGAGACTACAGGTGAAAAAGAGGAGAGAGAGATAACACAAGAAATTAAAAATACTCTATTTTAATCTCAAAATCGACCCCTTTTGATACATTAAGATATATTTACAAACTTGCAAGTTTGTGGTATAGTTATAAACATAAATAAATCGGGGGGTGAGCCTCCTTTCTGAAGCTTAGATCGACTATTCTTCTAAACTCACCCCCTAAAAACCACATTAATTATTTATTGGAAGGTTACTATGGAAAATAGTCTCAGTTTACTAGAAAGACTTGTGCTTATGTTTGTCCCTAAAAAGAAAAAGGTTTTAGTTGATACAGATACAGGCACCAGGGTTCTTTATACTATGGAATATAAAATTTTTAGGGGAGTTACCTTTATTACTAAATTATATGAAGGGATCTAATGAGTAACACCGATAAAAGAAACATAAGACGAGCAGGTTTTTACTGGAACAAGGACAATGTTCCTTATCCTTCTGTTACAGAAATTTTAAAAGTAATAGATAACCCGGGTCTTAGATATTGGTACGGTCAACAAATTTATTTAGCTGTGTCAAAAGATCCTACTATAAATGAAAAAGAGGCACTAGCTTCTCCATACAAAGTTTCCGAGAAAGCAGCAGATAGAGGGACAGCAGTTCATAATGCCATAGAGTCTTATGGGTTTGGTAAGAAGGCTCTAGATTTTGTTGATGAACTTTATCAGCCTTATGTAGATGCTTTCAAAAAATGGGTAAAGGACACTAATCCAAAGTTTATAGAAAGCGAAAAAACTATCTTCAACCATAAGCATGGTTATGCTGGAACACTAGATGCTATTATTGAGATAGGAGGTACAAGGAAAATAGTTGACTTTAAGACTAATAAAGATGGTAATATTTATGAGAGCGCTCATATTCAAACTAGTGCCTATATAGAAACAGAAGATGATATTGATGAGGGTTTAATTGTCTGTCTGGCCGCTACTGGTGAATATAATCAGCAGTCAGTTGATAAAAATTTTGAGGTATTCTTGGCTGCTAAAAAGATTTGGGAGTATAAAAATAAAAATAAGCTAAAGAAAGTCGGTTATACAAATTATTCAATATAACGAAAGGAGGTAAATATGGCTAAAGATAATGCTAAGACAGAAGATGGTTGGCAGGAGGTAGATCCAAGAACTGATACAGTTCACGACTTTATGCAGGACAGCACTCTGGTTGGTACTTATATTGCTCGTCAAGAGGAAGTTGGTCCAAACTCTTCTACTCTTTATCAAGTCCAAAAGGATGATGGAGAGAAGGTTGGTGTTTGGGGTAATAGTGTTCTAAATGATCGTTTCAATATGATTCAGATCGGAGATAGGGTCAAGATTGTCTATACAGGCAAAGAGACTAGTGAGAAAACCGGTAGACAATATCACAATTATCAGGTTTATCACAAACAAGCAGACTTTAAAGAAGTCTAATTAAAATGTCAAAGATAAGTAGCGGTGAGCTTGCAGGATTAGTACTAGCTACCATTGCACGACTCACCGTTGCTCATCTAATTATAAAAATTGTTTCAATTATCACTCAAAAAAAATGAAAATCATAAAGCTCAAAGCAAGTAATATTAAAGGATTAAAACAGGTAGATATTAAGCCTGATGAAAATTTAGTCCTAGTTACAGGTAAAAACGCACAAGGTAAATCTAGTTTACTAGATTGTATTTTATATGCTCTTGGGGGTGGGTCGGTTATCGGTGACAAGCCTATTAGGAAGGGTGAAACTAAAGGGGAAATTGAGCTTGATTTAGGGGATATTATTGTTCATAGGAGTTTTACTGATAAAGGAACTTATCTAGATGTTAAGACTAAAAAACATGATGCCC